ACAAACAGAATGGCGGTGTCGTCGGTATACCCGATATCCCACACCGTGGTCACGGGTAGCGTGTCGTCATATTCTATGCGGCATATGCGGCTATCCGCCCGTGCTGCCGCTAACTCGCTGCCGTAGTAGCTGCCGAGGATCGCGGCCTCAAAACTACACATATACTCTTGCTCAAATTGAGCGTTGCCGAATGCGTCACCGTATAGCGCAACGTATTCCTGCCGTATCTTGACAAGTTCCTCAGCGTCGAATGCGCCAGTGTCGGTGACTGTGGATATCTCCGCGAACCAATCAGGATCGTTTTTAAACTGATTATACATTGTATGGGCGTGGTTCTTACCCCGTGGCGTGGTGATGAATACCGCCCAGCCGTTATTCTCACGCAACATAGGTGAGATGTACCCCCAGCTTGCCGGGTTACACAGTGCCCACTCACTGAACGTCACCCCCGCCACCCCGGCACCAACGAGGGCGTTGTACCGGTCGCTGCCGATCACTTGCCACGTCGAGCCATTCACTAGCTTAATCATCATTTGCTGCTCATCTTTAGCGGCGCGGATAATCTCAGGAAATGCTTGATCAATGCGGCGCTGGCCGGTGTGCGGGTCTATAGCGTTCCATATTGCCTTTCTCGCCTGCTCGTATTCAGGAAGGCAATGCCAGTAGGTTGCCGGGCGTTCCAATGCAGCGACGGCGGCCCGGTGTAGTGCAACGTCGTCCTTACCGGCGCGACGGTGGGCGATCCACATTGCCCTAGTGCCGCCCTTTTCTAGGTAATCCCACAACGGTCGTTGGCTAGCTCTAGGCTTCCAGTTATTCGGTATTTTGGCGACTACCATTAATCTTCAATCGTCACTGTAGCGGATAATCTCAATCTTGGTTAACCCGTTGTTTTCGTTGATGTTTCTGTTAATATCCAAGCCGTATAACTTGGCAATCTGAACCGTTGCTGTGACCGCCGTCGCAGTCTGGTCTAGTTGTCGCGCTCTGTCGCGATCATGCTCTAATTCGGCGGCAAGGGATTCTATAGTTACTTCAGTTTTCAAGCGATGTTTTTCGTGGAAAATGGCGACTGATCTTTTTACCTTGTCAATGGTTAACATGCGAGACGCAGCAGAATCGGCGGATTTTGGAGAATAACCGGCAGCAATTGCCGAGCGTTTCCCGTTGCCATCTGTAGCATATTCGCGCACAAATTTGCGTTGCTTGTCTGTCAATTTGTCGCTCATTTAATTATTCCCTTTCTAATTCCCTTTGCATTTCAATGGCTTGCAATTATTTTCATTTTATTGCATTTAATGCTTGTTCCTATGTAACAATCTGTTACTATCTCAATATTGAAACACAACCAACAAGGAACAATATTATGACACTTTCAAAATCAGATACAAAAGATTTAAACACAATGCTTCAACACGCAGCCGCTGGCAACATAGAAACTTTCGACCGCCTAATCACATCATGGATTAGAAGCGCGCCAAGTGGTCTAGTTTTGGCAAAACGTACCGCCGCAATTTCGGCAGTAATGGGGCGCATAAAATCAAACCAAGCCAACGCTTGACAATAACGCTGGGGGTTTTAGTCCCCAAAAACCAACACAAGGAACAACACTATGAAAATCAAAACTATAGCACCAAATCAGACCGAACTTCACAAAGATGACGGCACGATTGTCTTTGTCTCATACGAAACGCCGGTTGCGGCATTCGTTGACGGCTTCAAATGGGTACGATCCGAAGAAAAGTACAGCCCAACAACTTCAAAGCATGTCAATAAATGGCTGTCAGGTCTTAACGTTGAGACTGTCAGTCAGAAAACTATAGATAACTTAATGGTGTCGTCATGATCGGCAACAAACAGGAAGGACTGGGTAAAATGAAAAAAGACCCATTTGACGTTATCGACGGCGTGGCACTTGTGTTGTTTGCCGTTGTCTCCCTTCTTCTTCCTCTTCTTTTTATACTTTTAAAGGATTAGCCAAATGAAAAATTTGAAAATAACGGCGTTTGAAGAATTGCACATGTACACCGAACAAGAGGGCAAGGACCGGGTTGAACTAGCAACGCTAAGCATGACAAATTGGGGACATTGCGACGAAGAAGCGTTGGACGAATTGTGCGAAGCACTGCTGAAGTTATGGCCTCATGACTCAGTTACGTTAGACGTGACATATTCAATTTCAAACAACTAGGGAAAAATGATTGGTGTCGCTGGCTTCCGCGCTTCAAAAGCAAACGAGGGAAACCGTTTGGTTTTACAGCAGCAGTCGCCAGCGACTGGCGCTTGATAGCATGATTTGAATTAGAACGGTATATCGTCGTCGAATAGGGTTTTATTCGACACCGATTTTATTGTTGCTCCGGGGAAAACGGCCTTGGTCTGATTGACCAGTGTTTTACTTTCTAGGATTAAAGCCACCTCTTCCATGCTGTAAAAGCTAAATCCTTTTAAACGTGCGAGTTTAGCGGCGTTGATAGCCTCCGCAGACGTGCGAGTAATAGCCAGCTTAAACTTTTCGGTGGTATAGGTCCATATTTCAGGAGGGAGTGGCTTATGACCCCTCTCTGTGGCCTCGTCGTCCATTTTAATCCAGCCACGTATTAAAATATCTGCACGCTTAGAAACGACTTCGGGGTCGCCGTCTTCAATCGCAGCGTTTAATTTGCCTAGAGCTGATCCAAAGCGTGACGCCGTGTCAGGCGACACCAAACTAGGCAGAACATCGGGTCCATATTTCTGTTCAAAATCTGACGCAATTTTATCTAGGGGCAACAGACAATTATGGATAGCGTGATGTGTTGCAGAATTTTGCGTATTAGGTGAGAAGAAAACGTCTGGTTTATTTCGTTTTATTTTGTTCATTTCAGTACCCTTCATTTAGTTGAATTTGCCCCACACCCTGCGGGGGTCGCACACAAGTGCGTTCCCCTGTAAGGGGGGAGATGTGTAGCACGGCTAAGTCTTTGTTTTTGTTTAGCTCTGAGCAATGTGTATTTTGAAATACACACATGTTGAGAAACCTTGCAATTTCAACAGCTTGCAGCCCGCGATTCATTTATATGCCTTTCTCAGTTTTAAAGCCAAAACGCTCAATATGGACAATATTTCCACCCATAATCAGGTCATTAAATGCTCTAGTTACGGCCCCTGATTTGTGCTGTTTTAACATGGATGGGAGCGTAGTTTTGTATCCCCTCGGACCCTGTTTTCGAATAGGATTTTTCTCACTCCAAGCAATATCAATCTCCGCCATTATGGCATGTTTTAGAGCTGTGGAATTGATCCTGTCTAATGCATCAGGCGATGACGGTATAGCGAGTACGCCGTTCTCCCATATTAGTTTTATGTCGTTATTTCCGCTGATGTCGGAGTAGTTTGATTTCTTGCGGCTGAGTATCCGAACGTCGTCGCTGTCTTCCTCTCTAGAAAGATAGGATCGCGCTCTGACGCTATTTTCCCACGCGGTGCTGCCACTAAGGCCGGAATTTTTCAGGCCGGATAATGAGGGATGCGCTAACAATATGACCGTAGCATTGTAGTTTATGACGATGCTGCCAAGGTACGTTTTGAGGAACGTGTTGACCGTTCTACGCTCGTTTTCGTTGCCGCCAAACATGTCTGCGGCGGTGTCCAGCAGGACGAGAACGCTGTCTGCGTCACCCTTTACGCTGGCGACCTTGTCGCAGAGTTTTTTATAAAATGCCCCCGGCTCGTCCTGTCCCCCGGACGGCCACGTGACTAGGACATTATCTGAACCAACTCGCGGCCATAGGTGAAGGCTTTCTGGCCCGTTGCCAAATTCATCGACGCCTCTTGCCTCGTTGATTTTTAGCTGCCGCCGTTTGACTTCGTCAGCGTCGTCTTCGCACATTACGCTCAGAACCGGCATTTGAGTGGTGTCGATGCCTAAGAACGGCTCACCCGTTGCGACTGCGTTAGCAAATTGCTGCATGAGAAGGGTCTTGCCGACGCCACCAGCTCCGAACAGCATGGCGACTGTGCGAGCTGGAAACCATCCATCGAGCACCCATTCCCGCGCCGGTATTGGACCGACTACGCTTGCGGCAGTAAATGACCCATCGCCTGGTTTATCTGGCTCTGCGTCCCAGCTTGCTATATCTGCCGGACCTTTGTTTGCGTCCCACTTTAAAGGGTCAAATCCGTGTTGCTTGGCTATTGCTATGATCGTGCCAGCGCCAGCCGAATGGACTTCTGTGTCGTAAAGTTTGTCGGTCGTGACTGGGTCGTACTTGTCTGATTTCGCTGAGACTGTGTGAAATAGTTCACGACCGTCCTCACCTGTGGCACCTTTGATTGCGAACCCGATTTTCGTCCAGTCGTTGTAATCTTCTAGTGCGCTAACCGGAATATAGGCAGCGGCTTCGGTAATCTTCTTAATGTCGGCAGTTCTTGAGCCGTCGTCGAAACCCGATATTGCGGTGTCTTTTGATCCGCTATCAAATATAGCCTTGGTTTTTATGACTCCGTGATTTGACAGCGTAAATTCACAAATGTTTAGAAAATTCTCAAGGTCGGCAACGCTGACCTCTGTCAGATTTTCTGGCGGAATATCTACAATCCGGTCGCCAATCCAACTGTAATTCTTCCCGGTGTCTGGGTGCTTTCCAGACGCCACAAACTGCTGACCGTCTCCCAATAATTCTACGCAAGCGTCCTGCTCATCTACTGAGAACACGGATGTGCGGCGCTTTCGCGTTAATTCTTCACAGCGGTATAAAAATAATGTCTTTGGAGCGTTGCCAACCCTCTCTGGGGCTGGGCCTAGCTCATTGTCCGCGATCTGTCTGATGACGTCGCACGCTGCCTTGTTTCTGACGTCTATGTCGATGGCGACCAGATTATGCTTGCCGCCCAGCACAACGCCGATGCTGTGTATGCTGTGCTTTTCGTAGTTTTGTGCGTCTTCAGGGTTATTCTGCCAATCCTGAAGAAATGGCCTTTTACCTTCGACCGGCGTGACGTCGTAGCCTAGTCCCGCCAAGGTCTCCGCATATCTGCCATAATTTCCCATTTTTGTACCCTTTTTTAACAAGTGAGCGACAGGCGGCAGGTCGTGCGGCCCTGCCGCCTGTCTTCTCAGCCTAGACGGGAGGGTACAAATCAACCCGCCCGGAGAGATAGTTAAAACTCGTCGTCAACGTCTTCATCAACTGATTGGTCACCTTCAGAAATTTCGGTTAAACATTCTGGACGCTCTGTCCATTTTTTTGCAGTGAAAATAGGCGCAGACGTTCCACCCTTTTTATACTTAATTTCCTCGACGTCACTCATAGATGCAACGACAACGTCGCCGTCGCCGTCTAATTTTTTGACTGAGGCCATTAGAGACTTGAGACCCTCGAAAGCCCCAGCGCCAGATTGCGACCACAGAACGCTTTTATCTTTGTTCAAGGCTATTTTTATTTTAAAGCCTTTCTTAAAACGTTCAGAACCACGATCCGCCGGTTGCGGCTTAAATTTAGCAGGTGTGTCGTTCCACTCCCATTCTGGTGCAACTCCCGGCGATCCGTCGCTGTAACACCACCCGGTCGCCAAACTTGCCAAATCAAAAACAACGCCCTTTTTAAAAGCTGGCGTTACGTCTGTGCGCTCATTTTCTTCGTCTCTAATTGAAAATGTTCTACTTTTGAGCGCCCCGTCCAGAGTTTCCCTGGCATGCCAATTGATAAATGGCCCCATCTGGGAATCGGAGCTTGAGCTAGAACCGTCGTCAAAATCATATGTCATAGTGTTTTCCTTGTTAAAAGTGTTCTGCCTTTAAGAACAGGCTCTACCATATTACACAACTTGTGTTACCATGCAACCATCTAAATTTTAATTAATTCAATCTCATACCCCAATTCTGCGGCCACCTCACAGAACGCATCAATCTGAGCGTGATCGGCGTGTTCGTAACGTCTTAGAGTATTGTTGTGAACGGACGTTTTGTCCGCTAACGCTTGGCGCGTGACGCCTTGCTCGATCCGTATCTGCCGCAGCATCGTGCCGATTGTGTGGGCGTTTAATTCTTTATTTAATCGTCCCATGTCAGATTCCGTACAGTTCTTTCCGCACAGCTTCATCCCCTCGCCAATAAAAACTGTCGGGATTTATCGGGACGATGCTGCGTAGCAGTTCCTTGTCGCCCAGCCGCAAGAATTTCTCTTGCCTATTCAAATGCAGCTTGATTTCAGCCATTAGCTCGTCAGGGTCGCCGTCTTCTAGCAGCGCCACCTTTTTCGGGGTGACGTACAGGAACTTGACGGTGGCGTTGCCGCTTGCCTTTGCGTAGAACGCCCTTTGTCGTTGGTGACCACGGCTCATAACGGATGGCATCCGCCCGGTTGTTTTTAGATCAATGATTAACCCATGATCTGGAAACTTGAAATCCAGAAACCCGATAAAATCCAACGCCCACTCGTCCCCGGTTGCCTTCATGCTGACCTTGTGCTGACTGCCGTCCTCCGGGAAATCTGGCTTTCCGAACGGCTCCAGAGCCTCTACTGCCAGCCTCGTCATTGGCTCGATGTTTAAACGCTCCTTGGCAACAGACCCGTCGTCGAAGTCATATTTCCCGTCGAAGTCTTTTGTGGCCGTCTCAATCGCGTCGTCAATTTTCAGCTTATCGGTGATGGTGTCGGAGACAGCTTGCTCAACGAATATTCCCCTCCACATTGCTGGGGAGCCTGATCCTCTGTTGCCGAAGAGGTAATGAGACACCCATGAATCCGGCGACTCAATCCACTTGTTAATGTTGCTGATGCTGCCGTGATTGATGCCGTGGTCGGTAAATCCGGTCATGCAATCTCCCCCAGTATGGCTGCATACCCGGCCAGATCAATTGCAGAATCTTTGTGATCCGGTGTCTCAATAAGACGCGC